TTCCTACGGAGACGTAGAAATCGCTTCAGAAGTTGGGTTTGAAGTATTCACTGAGGTCGCTAACGGCATCATGACTCTTCTCCAACGCACGGGACTTTCACATGGCTATTCTTATAACTCTTGGTCAGACCAAGTAATTTATAACGAGGAGTTCATTGAGAAGTGGCTGCAATCTCCGCAGACCTCCCTTTATTATTCCCTACAAGTTATGGGGACAGTTCAGGATAAGTCAAATGCTTATGCTGCACTAGATGAAGGTGAAGTAGACGACTATTTAGCCTCACTATTTAATAACTCAAATGAACCTCAATGTGATTGTGCAGAATGAACCCGTATCAGAAACTATTAGCAAGAAAGAGAAAATGGACACCAGTACAGACAACTGCTGGTTCAGTACAGAATGGAGCCGAAGAAACACTCCGCCGTGTAATTGCATTGCGACATATGGAACTACCTGTGGGAGATTTTATTACTGATGCTCTGGCCACTGACGTTCCAGACTTGGCGAGGGAGTTACTCCTTTCCAATGTCAAAGATGAGGAGAACCACGATGTGGCTCTCGGCTACATCGCCAGCGCTTACGGCGTTGATGAAAAGGCTGAGAAAGAGGCGTTGGCGCTCAGAGATGCGTGGACTGCGCATCCAGATCACACTATCCTCAAAGCGATGGTTGCCGAGCGTGCAATTTTCTTCGTACTACTCCCATTCCTACGGTGGAACGGTGATGCTGGTATGCGAACTGTATCAGCCGATATATCCAGAGACGAACAAGTTCATGTGGCGGCTAACTCGATTGTTTGCAGGGAATTAAACCTTACTGCGTCACCTTCTTTGGATAAACTCAGGAAGGCTACAATTAACTGGGTTATGCAACCACTAGGTAATAATACTACCTCTCAATATTTGGATAAAAAATTCTGGCTGGATTCCAGTGATCGTTTGATGTATGAGGGCAAAGCACCTCAACTTTCTCAGTCACGATCTGGAAGAATGCCTGCGTTCTTTGAGCACTCGAATGTCAACCTCCCGCAATATGCTTGAGGCCCTTTATGGTCCCGAGCTACTAACCATCCTTAAAGAGATGGAAGAAATTTACCCACCAACTACACCCACACCAGATCAATCCCACTCCACTGTGATGTACCGAGCAGGTCAACGTTCAGTAGTGGAGTGGTTAACCCAAAGAATATCGGAGACAAACTAATGTGTTTAGGAGGCGGATCAGCTCCATCAGTTAAGCCAGTACCTGCACCACCTGCAGTGCAACCAGCTCCACCACCACGTGAGGCAGCTGCACCTAGGAAACCAGTAGAAGCACCAGGTCAAGCACCTGATGTACAGCTAGGTACTAAGAAAGCCAGTAAGAATAGAACAAGTTTGACTACATCTAATGCCGGTGCTCAATCACCTAACACAGGCGCTAAACCTGGGGCACTGAACATATGAAGGCGCGTGAAAGGTACGATAGATTATCATCTGCACGGAACGAGTTCCTACACGTTGCAGTGAATGGATCTAGACTTACACTACCTTACCTAGTCAAACAAGACGACACAAACAACACCCACGCAACTCTAAAGACTCCATGGCAATCAGTTGGAGCTAAGTCAGTAGTCAACCTTGCATCTAAGTTGATGCTTGCACTACTACCTCCACAGACTACGTTCTTTAAGCTACAGATCCGTGATGACAAAGTAGGTGAGGAGATTCCTCCCGAGATTAAGTCAGAACTGGACCTGTCATTCAGCAAGATTGAACGAATGGTCATGGATAGTATCAACGGATCCAATGATCGGATCGTTGTTCACCAAGCAATCAAACACTTGATTGTTAGTGGCAATGCTCTTATCTATATGGGTAAGGATGGTCTTAAGAACTACCCGTTGAATAGATTTGTTGTCAACCGTGATGGTGACGGCAATGTCTTAGAGATTGTAACCAAGGAACTAATTAGCCGACAAGTGATAGGTCTTCCATTGCCTACACGTAAGCCAGACTCTCCAGGAGATGATGGTAATCAGGCAGGTGGAACTGATGACGACGTTGAGGTATACACCTACGTCAAACTAGAAGAGAAGAGTGGACGCTGGAAGTGGCATCAGGAAGTGTTCGATAAGATCCTTCCTAACAGTCAAGGTTCAGCTCCGAAGAGTGCATCACCCTGGCTCCCGTTACGATTCAATTCTGTTGATGGTGAAGACTATGGACGAGGCCGAGTAGAGGAGTTTCTTGGAGACCTTAAGTCTCTAGAAGCATTAAGCCAAGCTCTCATTGAGGGTTCAGCTGCCGCTGCAAAGGTTGTGTTCTTAGTATCACCTTCATCGACAACGAAACCACAGACACTTGCTCAAGCTGGCAATGGAGCTGTGATTCAGGGCCGACCTGATGATGTGTCAGTAGTTCAAGTGGGTAAAACTGCGGACTTCCGTACTGCTGCTGAAATGGCACAGACTATTTCTCAACGTATCTACGATGCATTCCTTGTTCTAAACATTAGACAGAGCGAACGCACAACAGCCGAAGAGGTCAGACTCACTCAACTTGAGTTGGAATCTGCACTTGGAGGAATCTTCTCCCTACTAACTACTGAGTTCCTTGTTCCTTACCTTGCTAGGAAGATGCTTACACTGACTCGTTCAGGTAAGGTTCCTTCTATCCCTAAAGAGTTTGTACAACCAACCATCGTGGCTGGTGTCAATGCATTAGGTAGAGGACAAGATCAAGATAGTTTGATTCGATTCATCACTACGGTATCCCAGACAATGGGACCTGAGTCGGTTGTTAAATACATCGACCCAACTGAATACCTGAAGCGGCTTGCAGCTGCACAGGGTATTGAAGTAATGAACCTAGTGAAGGATCCTCAGAAGTTGCAGGAAGAGATGCAACAACAGCAACAGATGGCTCAGCAACAGGAACTTGTCAAGCAGGCAGGTCAGTTTGCTAGCTCACCAATGATGGACCCAAGTAAACAACAACCTAATGACGAATCCCAAGCCGATCCGCAAGCAGGCGGTGAAGAAGAAGCCGCTGCCGGACCCAGCTCCTGAGACAATCAGGCCCAAAGCTAATAACTATGCTCCACTACAGCGTGTCACACCTAGCGGACAGAAAGTAGTACCACCCGGAACCAAGGTCACCACTGTGGGACTTGGTAATTTAACTGTAGAAACTAATGGCAAACGAGATTACACTGGTATCTGACGAACCACAAGAAGGCGAATTTAACCAAGAGGAACAGGAAGCACTAGCTGTTGGTGAACAACTAGCAGAAGCTGAGTCCCAACTACTTGCGGGTAAGTACGAGAATGCTGAGGAGCTAGAGAAAGCATACCTAGAACTCCAACAGAAACTTGGTGGTGGTGAAGAGCCACAAGAAACAGAAGAGGAAGTAGAAGAGGAAGAGGTTGAAACACCTGTTGCTCATGGTCTCATCACTGATGCCTCCTCTGAATATGCAGAGAACGGTGAATTGTCAGCAGAGACAATGGCTAAGTTCTCAGAAATGAGTACCAGTGATTTGGTACAGGCTTACATTGAGATGCAGGCTAATCAAACATCAGCACCTGCACCTACACCTGACCTTAGTGAAGCTGAGGTTAATCAAGTTAAAAACTATGCAGGTGGAGCTGACTCTTACACACAGCTAATGACATGGGCTGGTGAGAACCTCCCAGAAGCCTCTGTAGCAGCGTTTGATTCCGTAGTGGAGAGTGGCAACGTTCAAGCTATTCAGCTTGCTGTAGCCGGTGTCCGTGCAGAGTACGACCGCGTTAATGGTGTTGATGGTGAACTGCTTACAGGTAAAGCACCAACAGCAACAGTAGATGCATTCCGTAGTCAAGCAGAAGTAGTCAGGGCGATGAGTGATCCTCGCTATGACGATGACCCTGCATATCGACAAGACGTATTTAACAAACTAGAGAGAAGCAACAACGTCCAATGGTAGTAACAACAGAACAAGGAAACCGTACAAACATCTGGGCTAAGGAACCCGAACTAATTATTATGGAAGTCAACGAACTACACAGTGAAAAAGCCGAGCGTCTTAATGGTCGCTTCGCAATGATGGGCATCATCGCAGCCCTTGGTGCCTATGCAGTAACCGGCCAGATCATTCCTGGTGTCTGGTGATTGCAGGGATTACTGTTGCTGTCTTTGCTAGCTGGTATGGACCTGGATTTCACGGAAACCTTACAGCAAACGGAGAACGATTTGATTCATATGCGTCCACTGCAGCTCACAAGTCCTTGCCCTTTGGGACCGAGCTTAGGGTTTGTTACTCCACTTGTGAAGTGGTAAGGATTAATGACCGTGGACCTTTCATTCCCGGTCGATCCTTAGATCTTAGTGAAGGAACAGCAAGACGAATCGGACTGCACTCCAAGGGTGTGGGCCAAGTAAAAGTTACTAGGTTAAACTAATGGGTTACTCTAATGGTAAATCATACATCGATGAGATGATGATTAGAAACAGAGAAGACTACAAGAAAAATGGAAACAAACTTCCTGCAGTCCGACAGTGGAAAGATCTACCTAAGAAGACCAAAGGTAAAACTAAAAAGAAGAGAGCCTAAATAGAATAAGCAGGGTGCAATTCCCTGCCTAGGCATTGGACAGCCGAGTCCTAAAAACGGTCTTACTTAATTGCTTAAAAACTATGCACTATTACTTAAATGACCGCAACAATTGCTTTACAAAAACAGAATAACAGTTGGGAAGACTTTTGCGAGTGGGTAACCTCTACAAATAACCGTCTCTATGTGGGATGGTTCGGAGTCTTAATGGTCCCAACGCTGCTTGCAGCCACCACTTGTTTCATCATTGCATTCATTGCAGCACCACCCGTAGACATCGATGGCATTCGTGAACCAGTTGCAGGATCGCTCCTGTACGGAAATAACATTATATCGGGAGCAGTTGTCCCGTCTAGCAACGCGATCGGATTACATTTTTACCCAATCTGGGAAGCTGCTTCGCTCGACGAGTGGCTCTACAACGGAGGACCATTCCAACTCGTTATCTTTCACTTCCTTATCGGTGTCTTCTCTTACATGGGACGCGAATGGGAACTTAGTTATCGACTAGGGATGCGCCCTTGGATCTTTGTTGCTTACTCAGCACCTGTTGCTGCAGCTAGTGCCGTCTTTCTGGTGTATCCATTCGGCCAAGGATCCTTCTCAGACGCAATGCCTCTCGGCATCTCAGGTACTTTCAATTACATGTTTGTCTTTCAGGCAGAACATAACATCCTTATGCATCCATTCCATATGTTGGGTGTTGCTGGAGTCTTCGGTGGCTCTCTGTTTAGTGCTATGCACGGCAGTTTGGTTACCAGCTCACTTATCCGTGAGACATCAGAGAACGTAAGTCAGAACTATGGATACAAGTTCGGACAAGAAGAAGAGACCTATAACATTGTCGCCGCTCATGGTTACTTTGGTCGTCTCATATTCCAGTATGCTTCTTTTAATAATAGCCGTAGCCTCCACTTTTTTCTCGCCGCTTGGCCGGTGGTAGGTATCTGGTTTGCAGCACTGGGAGTATCAACAATGGCATTCAACCTGAATGGATTTAACTTCAACCAATCAATCCAGTCTAGTGACGGACACGTCATCAACACCTGGGCTGACATCCTCAACAGAGCAGGACTCGGAATGGAAGTCATGCACGAGCGAAACGCTCACAACTTCCCGCTCGATCTTGCGTCAACTAGCGCCACACCTGTGGCCTTAATCGCTCCCTCTATTGGATAAATGACACACGAGAAGCTGGTGACTGGAACAACGTCACCCACTAGATACACAAAGATAATCAGGAACCCTGGTGCTGGTACTAAATACAATCGTACCTATCAGGAGACTGATTATGTCTCACGATATACAAAGACTGTTGCTGGTGGGAAAGACTACAGTCCACCGGCTCCTCCTGAACCAGAGTTTAACCCACCTATTGTTGCTACTAAAGCAATGATGAGTGACCACAATGTCTATAACATAGGTGAAACTATTGAAGCATTCTCTGCTACTTGGAGAGAAGGTAATCCTGACAATCAAACCTACAGATCAAGGTGGCAGTATAGAGTAACAGAAGGTGACTCTTGGGTAAATGAGTCTTGGACTACCCACGTTAATCAGCAAGTTAAGTTTGAGAAAGAGCTTGATGTAGCTGGTATTTACAGGTTCAACACTCAGGTCAGAGATGAGACATTTGACCCTGTTGCACAGGTGAACTCCTTCGGTCAATCTAAGACGGTCGACCCTCTACCTACAACTATTGGAACCCTATCCCTCACTGTGGATGACGTACCAGTTGTATGGGGAGAGCCTATTCATGTAGCAGTGAATACACCAGTACATGTAGTAACAACCATTACTGGTGATGCACAGCCTACTTTTAAATGGGAAGCACGAGGAGACTATCCACTAATGGTAGGTACCCAAACAGGAACAACAACACTTACCTTTCCTGAAGAAGGTGGTCCTACTGTTACGCTTACTGTGACAGATTCAACAGCTACAGATTCACCTTTGACTTATGCAATGAATTTCTACGTTGCATCCCAGACAGAGTGGGACATGCTACATCCAACAACAACTAATTAATTATTATGGCTTACGAAGGACTTACAGTTGAATACATGGTCAACACAACAGGCGACAACTTCTTCATCCCATCTAACAAAGATGTAGAAGCTACGGTTACTGAACTCGCACAATGCAAAGCTCTTTCACCTGATGGTGTAGAGGTTGTAGTAGCAGACTGATGAAGAGAGCGGCCTTTAATTTGGTCGCTGTCGTTATTGGCTTGCAGCTAATAATAGTAGGTGGTGTTCTTATTGGATGCTTTAAAACTCAAGCTGAGAAATGCACGGGTGATAGAGCAGGAGAACTCATGATGTACATAGCTGCACAGTCATTCGCCCTTTACGCTAGCGAGAAATGATTAAACTAACAGATGCTGCTCTCTACTACATTGAAGAGAGTCAGCAATATGATGCCTGGGAATGGCTTGAGTCTCAAGTAGACCCGTGCACCCTAGAGATTTTCGGGCAAAAATATAGGAGCAAACCAGAAGTAATAGTCTCTAATCCACTCTTAGTTGAGTGGCAATCACAGAATGATAATGCTTCTGGTACTGGTTATCGTGAGTGCTTCTCCTCATCCATGGCAATGATAGCAATGTATTGGGGAAAGGTTGCTAACGATGATGAATACAATCGTATCCGTTCACAGTACGGAGACACAACTAGTGCTGAGGCACAACTTGCTGCACTCAGATCACTAGGACTTAAACCAACCTTTGTAACTAATGCCTCCATTCAAACACTTCAGAACGAGATCGATAATGCTCACCCTGTTGGTGTTGGTTGGTTACATCACGGGCCATCCTCCGCTCCTAGCGGCGGCGGTCATTGGAGTGTTGTTATTGGTTACGATGAAAGTGGTGTAATTATGAATGACCCGAACGGCGAAGCTGATCTGGTCAATGGTGGTTATACAGCTAATCAGAATGGTGCTGGTCTTCACTACTCCTATAAGAACTGGGAACCTAGATGGTCTCCAGGTGGTAGTAATGATGGTTGGTGCATGATAGTAAAACCTTAGCTTCCGTTCATCCCGCAAGGGACGCAGGCTACTAACAGTATGGAACGGGACTGTTAGACATGGAGAACAACCATGAAGACTTACTGCTATCGCGGTGTAACTTACACCAAGTGAGCTAGAGCTAACGGAGAGGTGCAATTCCTCTCCTCACTATTGGTAAAGGCCTCTACGGAGATACCCTCTACCTTGTCTAGACAGTGGGAGAGACTACAAAAGATGATCATCGAATGTTTATACACAAACTATTTTATTTAAAACAATGACAGCAACAGCAGGGACTCCTCCCAATTCTTCCCCAACTCCGTTGGGCTCACTTAACTCGACTCCTCAACTTGCCCTGAGCCAGGGTTACAATGATGGATCGACAACTGGCAAGTATGCCACCTATTTAAAGCTGTTCAGTGGCGAGCTGTTCAAAGCTTACCAGGCAGCCTGTATCGCTAAAGGTACAGTTCAGAACCGCACCCTGAAGAACGGCAAATCAATGCAGTTCATCTTCAGCGGGCGCATGCAGGCGGACTACCATGTTCCTGGAACTCCAATTTTAGGAAGTGGTGATCCTCCAGTGGCAGAGAAGACCATTCTGATGGATGATCTTTTAATCAGCAGTGCTTTCATATACGACTTAGATGAGACACTTGCGCATTATTCTTTGCGTTCAGAGATCTCCAAGAAGATCGGCTATGCACTTGCAGAAGCCTACGACAAGAAAGTGTTCCGCACGATCGCACTTAGTGCACGTGAAGCACATCCTGTCACCGCAGCTCCTGGTCCTGAGCCAGGTGGTTCCGTCATCAAACTTGGTGCCGGTAATGAGTACAACGCTCAAGCACTTGTAGATAGCTTCTTTGAAGCGGCAAGTATTTTGGACGAAAAAAATGTACCTCAGTCAGGACGCCATGCGATCCTCTCACCTCGCCAGTACTATGCGTTGATCTCTCAGGTCGACAGCAACATCCTTAACCGTGACTACGGTAATTCACAGGGCAACATGAACTCCGGCGAAGGTCTCTATGAGATTGCTGGTATCTCCATCAAGCGTTCTAACAACCTTCCATTCATGGCTGGTACTGTTAGCCGTGTCGATGGTGAGAACAATGATTACTCTGGTGACTTCTCCAGTCACTGTGGCCTCATCTACATGAAGGATGCTGCAGGTGTTGTTGAAGGCATTGGTCCTTCTGTACAGACAACTAGTGGTGATGTGTCCGTGATGTATCAGGGTGACATTATCGTTGGCCGTCTTGCAATGGGCGTGGGTACTCTTAATCCAGCCGCTGCAATCGAACTTCAGGCTGCTTGATCATGCCAGCAACTCCTGGTACATCAGCAGCTAAGACGCTTGACCCAGCTATCCGCTTGGCATCGTCTACTACCTGGGATCCCTTTGTAGGGATTGAGGCAGGTAGAACTTATGTAGCACCTGAAGCTCCTGAGGGCCGTGCTACTCAAACTACAAAAGGTAAGTAATTATGGCAGCAATCAAACGCTACAGCGTTGCTAAAACTACACGTAGCTATGACCCTGCGGGTCTGGCTGCTGTACTTGGCAGCACTGTTTACAGTTCAACAGAAGCCTGGAAGGGTGGCACCTACGCGGGTGCTAACGCTACAGCTACTACACAACTTAAGCCTACTAGCTAGGTAACACGGGAGGATCTTCGGGTCCTCCTTTTTTTTAATCTTTATTGAGAATGATAATCAGATGCAAGAAACAACCTTTGATACTGACACACTCTTAGCCACTGTTAATGCAGTGCTTGGTGCGATCGGACAGGCTCCAGTTCAAAGACTTGAATATAAGAATCCCGAGATCTCCTACGTGGTCAATATCATTAGTGAAGTTAACTCTGATGTTCAAAATGAAGGATGGGTATTCAACAGAGAAGAGTATGTAGAGTTTACTCCTAGTGGAACTAAGCAAGAGATCTACATTCCTCCTAATGTTCTTCGCTTAGATATTAGTGAAGGTCAGATCTATAGGACTACAGATGTAGTGAGGCGTAGTAGCAAGCTCTACGACAAGATGACACACTCGTTCAGATTCACCAAGTCTGTTCTTTGTGATGTGGTCTACCTCTTACCATTTGCTGACATCCCTAATGTATTTAAGAGATACATAACACATAGGTCATCAGTCAGAGCAGCTGCTCAGATGGTGTCTAACCCACAACTAGCTCAGCTCCTAGCTTCACAAGAGGCTTACAGCAGAGCTGCATGTATGGAGTACGAATGTAACCAAGGAGACTATACATTCTTTGGTACACCTAATGGTACTGCTTACAGATCCTATCAACCTTACAGAGCACTAGCACGATAATGGCAGGTATTACACAACACATCCCTAACTACATTAAAGGTATCTCACGCCAACCGGATGAGTTGAAAATGCCTGGTCAAGTTAGGGACGCAAAGAATGCATTACCAGACGTTACCAAAGGTCTCCAGAAGAGGCCAGGAGCACGGTTACTTAACCCACTAGGGTTTGGACCTGATGGACGTTTAGCAGGTGATGACACCGATGGTACGCCAGGCTCACGGCGTGATGGTAAGTGGTTCGACTTATACGTTGGACCAGAAGAAAGTTACATTGGACAGATCAACAAAGATGGTCGAGTAGAAGTATGGTCTACCTGGGATGGACTACCTAGGATCGTTAAGTATGACTCTGAACCACAGGACTTCGGTCTTGTTAGTGATCCAGTGTCAGCTTCACCTAGCTGTAACTCAGAAGAGTTCGGTGCTACCCGTGATGAACTATCTAGACTTGATAATGAGATACAAGAATTAGAGGTAGAGATTGATGTTCTTACCACTAAGTTACAGGACCAATCAAACAGTATTGTTTCTGGTGACAGAGCACAGTTCTCACGTATTGAAGAGGGACAACAACTAATCCCTGCTTATGTTGTATCCAAAGGATATGTAACTGATTCAGGTGGTTCTCTAATTGAAAACATTAACCCACCTGCTGATACAAACAGGAAAGGTGGCAGAGCAATCAGTGGCGTAATGGTGCTAACCGTTGATGGTTATGCAAAGTTCAGAAGATACTGGTCAAACTCTTCTGACATTCAAATAGACGCTCTTGCTAATCCTGCAATCTATGCATTGAACGATGGTGAAGCGTGTAACGTCTTTGACTATGCACTAGAGAGTGGTGAAGGTGGTGACATTAATCAAGGTGATATTGATTCAAAGATAGAGGAGTTAAATTTACTTAAGGATCAACGTGACACAGCCTTTACTAACTTTGTCTTGAGTGCAGCTGCTTGCGGTACAGCACAGCTACCTGATGAAGAGACAATGCTACGTGCAGAGATTGATAAGACAGCTAATGTCTTACCTTATCTAAAGCATAACAATAACGAGGATCTACAAACTCTTAGTATCCAAGACAGGGTAATGGTTATCAACAGACAGAAACCTGTAACCATGTCTGAAGATAGAGAAGATGTAAGAGAACCTGAAGCTTACCTAGAACTTAAAGGTGTAGCAGGTAATCGTGTCTATGAGTTTGAAGTAGATCTTAAAGCAATAGATGTAGGATTCACTGAGTCATCAGCTAGTAAGTTAACCGTTGCTATCTCTGGCGCAGAGGATGGTGACAGTTGGGAGAGTAGTGATGGAGGAGGTACTTGTATCTATGCTGATAACCAACAGTTCCAAAACATCTCTGATGCTAATGGACCCGGAACAGGACTAGGGTTTGAAATCAATACTGTTGGTTCATCTCAAGCTAAGAATCCAAAGAAACCTGAGAAGGGTTATGAATGTGTCTACACTACTACCGTCAAACTACTTAACGGTGGTCAGAACTGGAAACAGGGAGACCAAGTAGAAGTAGAGATGAAGGGAAAGAAGTATAAGATTACTGTTAAAGATTCTAAAGAGTCTTGGGTAAGTTCTGAATTTAAGATCTACTCTGATGCTACTAGTGCTGATGGTTCTACTGAACTTAGTGCTCAGGATATCCTTGATGATCTTAAGGCTAAGTTTGATGCTGAATCAGGCTTGACTTCCTTAGGATTTAGTAGCGAGATTGTAGGTAATGGACTATACGTCAAGAATGACAAGGGACTTAAGTTTACCCTGAAGGCTGCTGACTGGGATCTCCTCAATGCGTTTGGTGGTATGGTTACTGATGTAACACAACTACCAGCTCAATGTAAGGCAGGCTTCCTAGCCAAGGTATCTAACAGTGCTGCTGATGAGGACGACTACTATGTTCAGTTCTTTGGTACTGATGGTAAGCCATACCCACAGGGAGATATAACACCCAAAGGTAAGCTCATTGATCCAGAAGATGAACTCTATGTCAGGCGTTCCTTTGGTGCCAGTGGTCCAGGTGCTTGGTATGAGGTTGCTAAACCAGGACTACCAAACATCATTAACCACTACTCAATGCCTCACCAGATCCGTAGGACTGGTACAGGTAGAGGAACAGAGTTCTTAGTTCAACCTATTAACTGGTCAGACAGGATGGTAGGTGATGAGATTACTAACCCTGCTCCTAGGTTCTGCTCTGTTATTAAGAAGCAAAGAACATCTGATGGACTATCTAATACAGAGGTAGCAGAGAAGCGGTACATCAACAATGCAATCTTCTATAGGAACAGACTATGTTTCCTTACAGCTGATGCCATTGTTATGTCACAGCCTATGCAGAACATCAAGGATGAACGCTTTGACTTCTGGAAGAAGACTGCTACTACATTGATTGATACTGATCCGATTGATATGATCGTGACTAGTAAGAATCCTTGTAAGCTCTATGATTCATTAGTAGTAAACAATGGACTACTTCTATTCAGTCCTAACCAACAGTTCTTACTCTCTACTAACCAAGACATCCTGTCACCTAAAACAGCAGAGGTCAATGAGATCTCTTCCTATCGGTTCAACGAAAAGACTTCTCCTATTTCTATGGGAACCACAGTTGGTTTCATTAGTAATGCAGGTCAGCATAGTCGATTCTTTGAGATGGTTAACATCAGTAGGGATCAAGAGGCAGAGGTCTTAGAACAAACCAAGATCATTGCTGACCTTATACCAAAGGATCTAAACATACTATCTCACTCTAAAGAGAACACAGTGATGTTTGCTGGTGAGTATCTAGAGAGGGACATGTGGGTCTATCGCTACTTCAACGATGGGACAGAACGTAAGCAATCAGCCTGGGTTCGATGGGAACTAACAGGTGACCTTGTTTACCACACCATTATTGATGATGTGCTATTCATTGTTGTCCGTAACTTCTTTGAGAATGTAGATACTAAAGGTTGGGAAGTTGTTACTATGCAACGGATTGACCTAAAGGAATCTATGTGGACCTCTGTAGTAGAGGACTACACAGCTCAACTACAAGAGAATGTAGATGGTAGATACACCGTACACATGGATAACTACCGTGTTGTATGGCCTACTGAGATGCAGTACTATCCTCACCTAGATAAGACATACTTCCGATTACCTCTGGGTTACTTCAGTGACAAGAGGTTAGCTGCCTATACCCTCAAGTATGGTAAGTATCAAGGAAGAGCTACCTACCCAACCATTGAACTAGATAACCTAGGGACATGGTGTGTGTTAGATGGTGACTGGTCAGACACTAGGATGATGATTGGATATGAGTTTGAGTATGGTGTTGAACTACCTACTATCTATCCACAACAGGAAGCAGAAAAAATCACTAAATCTAATATCACTGGTAGTCTAATGTTACATCGCATGCATTTAAGTTTAGGTGCAAATGGTGTTTATGAGACCTCACTAGTTAGTAAGAGTAGAGGAGACGATGTTTATACTCAGATGTATGAAGCACGTCCAGAGGATGACTACCTGGCGGATGATGTTGCCTTCGATCCTATAGCTTTGCAAACCGTTTCTATCTATGACAGGAACACTAGTTTCCAACCTAGTCCGTGGGGAATCTTTATTAAATCAAATCACCCATCACCTTGTACCTTAGTCTCTATGACATGGGAAGGTGACTTTAACGATAAGTATAAACGTGTCTAAATACATACACCCTATTACGTTGGAGGCTGCCTATGAGGTTGCCTCTAACCTTAGGCCAGAAGATGAAAGGGAGGTCCGTGAAGGACACGGACTTATCCCTAAAATACATATCCCGCTATTTTCAAGGGAAGGAGACTGCGTGTATTTCACAGTCCCAAACGGCGAGACCGCCGGTATCGCAGGAGTAAATAAGGATGGATCTATATGGATGTTATGCACTCCATCTATTCTTAAATACCCTCTTACCTTTGCGAAGGAGGCAAAGAGGTTCGTGGATAAAAGACCAGAGCCTTTACTTTGGAACATAGCAGATAAACGTAATACAGTACATCTTAAACTACTTAAGTTCTTAGGGTTCAAGTTCCTCAGAGAGGTGACATATGGGCCAAACAATCTAACCTTTATTGAATTTGTGAAATGTGCTCACCAACAGCCGCTCTCGGCGGCGTTAGTCAAATAGGCGGATTCATTGGTCAACAGCAGCAAGCTAATGCCCAACATCAAGCCGCAAAGAATCAACGACAACAGTTAATCAACCAACAGCGTAGTAAGTTAACACTAGACTCTGCTCGCTATCACAACAAACAAGCTGATAGAGAACGAGCTGACATGTCTGCTGTAAGAGCAGGTGAGGAAGCTTATCTCGGTAACCAACGAAAGTATAATGAGAAGATCAATGCTTTCATGGTTAACAAACAGAACAGACTTATCAAATCACTAGAAGCTAGTGGTCAGATAGGAGCAAAGATGGGTCCAGGTGGATCACAACAGATGGCTCAGACTGCCCTGGCAGCTTCTACAGGAAGAGATACAGCAACAGCGTTAGCAAGTCTACGCTCAGCAGCAACACAGCTCTCAGTCGATAACAGAGGTGTTAGAGACAAGATACAAGGAGAGTTTGAATCTAACTACTCACAGATTGGTGACAGACCTGTTGAAGGATTCACTCCACCAGAGGTGGCTAAACCTGCTGGTCCTAACCCACTATCTATTGCAACTGCATTAGGTGGAACAGTGATAAGTGGACTAGAAGCAAATGCAGCTTCTAACACACTTCCTAATGGACAAACTATGGGAATGCTTGGTGGTAATCCATTTGATCCAGCGGGATCAATTAGTACATTTGACACAACCTTTAACGGAATACTTTAATGGCAAAAGAATACCAAGGCTCAGCTACGGGTGGTGCCTTCAGTCCAAACAAAACACTCCGTAAAGGAGATAACTCTACGGAGAACGAAAGAAGGTATGCGTCTACTCTGTCTGACTACGGTCAAATACAAGCACAGAATGATAGAACCAACATCGATAATGCTGAGAAAAGTACTAGAGGATGGGAGGCAATGGCCAAGTTCTCTAATAAACTCTCAGCTAAATTAGTTAAAGATCAGCAAGCTAAGAACCTAGAGGAGTATGAGGCAGGCATTGCTGATGCCTACATGAATGGTATTCCTCAGGAAGAGGCAGATGCATTTGATAAACAGGAAGCTGCTATCAATGCTGTCGGTCAAGAGACTGATGCCCTAGGTGCTGAATACGCAGAGGCTAGTGGTAGTAGATCACAAGGTGAACAGATCTCTGCTTCCTCCGGTTGGAGAGCACTAGGCCGTGCAACTGGTATGGCTAAGCAAGGTGCTGCTCAGTACCCACTGTTTGTGTCTATGAACGCAGAGAGACTGGCTGAGGCTAGGACTCCACAGGAATACGCTGCAACACTTAATGAACTTCGTAAGGAGTACACAGGTCAGTTCGGTGGCATGAGCCGTGGTCTTATGGCTAAGTACATGTTCCCTAAGATGCAGGAGTTTGAAGCATCCCAGTTCCTATCTTGGCAAGAGAAGAATAACGAGATGATCATGAATGATCGTGTCGAAGAGATGGGAAATGATTTCTATGCTGATGTAACAACTGGTACTGGTGGTGAAGCATTCGTTAGTTTCCTAGAAAAGAATAAGCACTTCCTTGGTGGTTATGGTAAGGCCAGAGCTAAACTCTTTGAAGTTATTGAGTCTGG